TTGTATTGGCTGCCGAAGGATAGAAACTAACAAATGTACCATTCCTTGGCGTCCAACTTCCAGACCCCAAAGTACAGTAGTAAGCAACAGTTACGGGAGAAGGAACTTCACAGTTTAATGGGAGAGCAATTTGATAACCAGTAGCTAAAGAAAATCCTCCACTACCGTCACCGGCCTGCACACCAGCACCTACCGAGCCCCCGCCGCATGTTCCCGCAACAATTTGGGATAAGCCATTGGTTCCAGCGCAACTCAAATTAGCTGGCACGGCTAGTCCGTTGACTTGGTTTGCGTTTACCGGAACCGTAGGCGGTACAGGTGGATTTGGTGGATTGGGCGGATTCGTCGCATTATAAACGAGCCACTTATACACGTTGCCGGGCGGTTGCACAGTGCACTGCCAGATAGTATATGTTGCACCATCTACGTTTTGCGTCGTCACGAGGCTGCCCACTTGTGCCGCATAATTGCACAGGTTCGTGGGCGGCATCGTTTGCGCGAACACGCCACAGTCTACGATCAGCAACCCTAACAGGAGTATAATAAGTCTCATAATCCAATGCCCGCCGCACGCAAATGCCATCACCACTTACGGCGCGAACAGGCGCGTGGGAGCCACCGCCACCACCTGCCGGCCGCCTGCTTGACGTATGGAACTCTCTACTTTTCGCGAGCGCGTTGCGCCGCTTCTTGCGCTCGACGGCTATTTTCTTCGCGAACGTTCAGGTATTCGTGCGCATCCAATAAATCTTGAATCGACATGGTGTAAATGTCGCGATGACTCCACAAACCGGCAGCAATGGGACGCCATAAAAATGGCTCTAAGCTTGGATAGCTAACGGGTTCAAATGCGACAGAATAGTCGCTATCTCGCCCGAAGGTCTCATGGCTGCCATAGTAGGGCCGAGATTATGCACCAAGCTCGCCGTCGCGAGGACGACAATCACCTTTGTGTTATTCGCTAAATCCGGGATTGTAATTTGCCCAGCGCGTTCCCCGTCCGTCATCATGATCGGCGTGATAAACCCTTCCGCCGACACGCGGCTGCAAACGCCAAGCAATTTGCGCTGCACCAGCGCATACGTTTTTTCATCGTCGGCTCGCCCGTAATTTGCGAGGACGAAACTGCCTTCAATCGCGCCCATCTTTCGAATCTGATATTGCTGTCCATCCAGTTCAAGGTGTGCAATACCCTTGTCGTCGACTTTGAATAAATCTTCTTGCACTTCGTTTTCCCTTCTGGTATACTTGGCTCAACTCTCATGCACTCCAAAGCGAAGCGGCTTGCAGCAGTGCCACGTTGCGGTCGCTTCGCCTTCCCCGTTATCGCCCCGCTCAAAAACTAGTGTTTACGCCCGGCGTCGTGACCACATTGCCCGCCATCAGTGTCCAATTCAACCGCGCGCCCTGAGGTCCATAGGTTTTGTCTGGGATTTTACCCGGCGACACGCCGGTCAGCGAATGTGTTGTGCCGTCAAGCAAACTGGTGATCAGGATCGTGGTGCTCGCCCAATTCGAAACATCGTCGGCATCTGCGGCCGTGGTGAGAATATTGAACCAGGAAACGAGGTAGTTGTTGAGAGCACTTGTCTGCTGGACTTCCACGCCGAGGTGTCCATTTGACCCGCTTACGTACGATATCATGCAGTTGCCGTCTGCCGACATGTCTTGCACGGTCCGCTCAATTGTATAAGACACAATCAGATGTCCAATACCAACTTGCCCAGTTGCCAGGAACGACCCCGCTGCTGGACTCACAATTGAAGTGACCGTATCTTTGAATGAATAAATGGTTGACACCGATTACCACCTTCCCGTTTTGTTTTTCTTGAAACGGCCAACTCAGCCCTGGATATAACAACTGATCACGAGGCTTTGAACTCCGTCAGTTTGGATAAGCGCGATGTAGAGTGGCATTGCCTGTCGAGCTATGCGTTGCGCCTCTGTTTGAAGATTGTAATTCTGGAACTGAACCAAGTACCCGCTAGGCAGTGCCATCCCCGCCGTTAGGTTCAATACATTCTGTCCATTCCACGTTCCAGGTGAGATATAACCGCGTGTGACTGCACGTTGACAAGCACCGTTTGCCACGCTTGCCAGCAAGTTACCGCCCGCGTTGGTGAGCGGAACAGCCGGTTGACTCACCAGTAAGTTCGTTTCACTGATCTGCAAATCCGCTACCAACACGTCAATGTTGAGCAGTTGGTCAAACCATTCCCCGCTCGGCAGAATGCCTTGTTCCAGCCAGTTGTAATCGCCGTTCGCGTACGACAGATACACGTTTCCGTTCGCGTTCTCAATGTTATTGATCTGCGCTTGCGTCAAAGGTTCAGCGACGATCCCGGCCAACGTTTTGAACTTCATGATGAAGTAAGAGTTCGCGAGGCCTGTATTCAACCCCATCGCCACGCCCATGGCAGCCGCACACGAATACTGATTGTTCGGATAGGCTCCACTTTGCGTGGTCGAATAGATGCCAAACGCACGATTGTATTCGGCTGCTTGTAGCGTCAGGAAGATATTGCCAGCCGTCCCGTTGACTACGGCGGCGTCCGACGTGGTGTAAAAATAGCACATCGGCGGTTGAGCGCTTTGCGCGTAGAGCGCAATGGCTTCGTTGTCCGCAGTAACAGCCGTTGTCACCATGGCCGACCACCAAGCCGGCTGTGCAATTCGGCACGCCGTCAAGGCCTGCAGTGGTGTCTCGCCGACCACGGTGATGTTGACTGTGCAGCCCGTTCCGGTACCGACCGTCGTTGTGGTCGTTAGATTGGTGGCGACAGAGTATCCGGTGCCTTGGTTTTGCGGCACAATGGCTAGGCCCGTGACCGCGCCAGAGCTAACGCTAGTCACTTGCAGTTCGCCGCCTTGCGCACCACCTTGCACCACGGTAATAATGTTTCCCACTGCATAGCCTGATCCGCCTGAGTCCACCGTGGCGGTATTAATAGCCGTTGCATCTTGTCTCCCGATCCACAGATACAGCGGTGCTGGGGTTTGGCCGAAGTACAATTCCGCGCACACGTATTCTGGGTTGCTCGAACTGAAACCCGCTTGCGACATTTGCGTGAGCGAGGTGTACTGCCGGATACGCGGGTTGACGCCATAGGTCGGAATGATTGTGGAGGGGCCCACAATCAATCCTTGATTGAACTGCGGTACCGACACTTGCGTCGCAGTTATCTCGACCACCACGTCAACTACGATGCTCAACGGCTGCGATGTGGGATTAGGCATTTAGTGATGACTTCCTTTTGCTTTTGGGCGCGGCTTTGTGTTATCTTTGAAGGCGTATGCTAGATACAGATCGTTGTTCCAGTGCGCGACGTCAACTACGGTCCAAAGCCTCAGCTATCCTTCTCGGTTTGTCGCTTGGGATTTACTGCGCTACGCACTTTGCCGGCTTCCCCCTGCAATTGGTGGGCTCACTTTCGGCAACTGGCTTTGCTATACTTTGGCTTGTGACGGCGTTTTCGCGTGAGATATTTTCAGTGCGCAATAAGGCCAAGACTCGGGTGGGCGATGAAAGCACCCATGACTAAGCACTGAACGCGCTGTAGTCAGGGTTTCGTCCCGGTTCCTTTGAGGACAGCATAGCGTCCCGTAGGACACTACGACCTACACCCTCATCCCCGGGCGTTGGAGTTATTAACTCCGGTTCCGGCCTTTCGCACCGTACCTTGCGAATCGATGTTCGCTTGACTTCTTTCGGACTCCAGTTACCGGACACGATCAGTTCGACGCCGCGATTTGCCAGCGTCCCTCCTGCGTTCGTGTCGGCGTTATCGAAATGACCGCAAGCTTGGCAGATGAACACGGATTGTGAGATCCGGTTATCGGCTGAACAGTGGCCGCAGACGGCGCACTCTTGCGAACTTCGATAGGGAGTTACTTTGATGACTAACTTGTGTTTGCGCCGCGCTTTGTAAGCCAGATAGCGCTCGCTCTGACCCCACGCCGCGTTTAAGATGGAGCGGTTCAGCCCCGCTTTCTGTTTGACGTTCTTGCCCGGCTTGGCCTTCGTGCCTTTTGCCGAGCGTGTCATGTTATTGATCTTCAGATCCTCGACAACATAGAGAACCGTGTTCTCATCGTTCGCCAGTTTGCGGCTGGTTTGGTGCGCGAAGTCGCGCCGTAGGTCAGCGGTCTTGCGATGGAGTACTGCGATTCGTGCCCGTAACCGCGCTCGACGTTTCCCGGCTTTGTTTGTTTTCTTGGCGAGTTTGCGTTGCAGTCTCTTCGTGGTTTTCGCCCGTTTGCGGATGCGCTTCTTCTCGACTGGCTTGAAATCGAAGTTGCGACCATCCGATACCGCGATAGGCGTCACCACTCCGCGATCTAAACCCAATGTGTGCTCTGCTAACTCTTCTGGCGTAAACGTTTGCAGCCATGAAGCGATCTCAGCGTCGGAATATTCCGGTTCTTTACTCTCGGTTGAAAATGAAACAAACCAGCGCCCTGCCTCAACTGAAACATGGATTGATTTCGGAACGGTGTATTCGCGGTGAGCTTTGAAATGCACTTCCCCAACTGGACACTTGTTCGTGCCGATGAGCAGTCTCCCGTTCTCGAACCGGAACAACTCTGAAGTCAGCCAAACCGACTGCTTTCCATTTTTCTTGTGGATGGTCGGACGGCCACCCAGTCGCTTGTAGAAGCGTTGATAGGCTTGCCGCCACTTCGCCGCGCCGTTGCGCAGCACTTGGCTCGGCACTTCGCGCAACCATTGTGACTCCGCACCAATGAATCGGCTGTACTCCTGATCTACCGGATTCTCGCCCCCGAACTTTGCAGCGAACTTACGGAAGTAGCGGTCCTCGGAAACCTTGGCGTTGTAGATGAACCGCTGACAGCCGATCCACCGCAACAGGATCATAGCCTGCGCGACTGTAGGATAAAGCCGAAATCGGTAGCCAACCTGCACGTCTTGCAGTATACTTGGTTCCGATGGAGAAAACAAGGCCCGAAACAAGAAATAATGCCGTCTTCGCGCTCAAGTACCATTTGGTTCTTGTTACCAAATATCGCCGTAAAGCATTGAATCCGCAGATGCTCGACCGCGCCCAAGAGATTATCCGCGCGACATTAGCGGGCTGGCGCTGCGAATTACTAGAGAGTGGCGGCGAGGCTGATCATGTGCATTTTCTCTTTTCGGCCCACCCCGCGCTCGACCTGTCACGACTAGTAAACAACCTGAAAACGGTATCGTCTAGGCTGCTGCGCTCCGAGTTCCCAAAAGAGTTGCGCGCTTTCTATTGGAAACCAGTTCTTTGGCACGGCGCTTACTATGTTGGCTCTGTCGGCGGCGCATCGCTGGAAACCGTAAAACGTTATGTTGAGCAGCAAGGCGTTGACCGATGGCCGGCGAAACGCCGCGCACTCCAGAACAGCCGCTAACCCCAACCTGGCTTCCGCCTAGCTTGGGGAATGCGCGGCTTAACGATGTTCAAAGATAGCTTTCGATAGTCTTTACCGAGGATAAGCCGTTTTGGCCCTCGGTTTTTTTTGTCTATTAAATTTCCGTCCCAACAGAACGTGACTGGTCGGTTCCTATCAACCGACTCCCAACGGCTTTAGCCGTTGGTAGTTGACCGAGTGCCATGCGCGTCTAAGAAAATGCTCAACCCGGAAACGCCACGTTTGGCACCGTCACATCCGCTACCAGTCCTTGCTGATCCGTGAATACCTTCATCTCGGTACTTGCAATCGACGGTGTGATAATCGTGTCGGTCACCAACTCATTGAACAGAACATTTGTTAGATCAACTCTTTGCCACCATTCACCCTCGAACAGTTCCCGGACGCGAACCGGTCGCGGCATCTGCGGAACGAGATACAAACCTTCGGCGGCAAAGGCGTCATGACACCAATCCAGGATCAACCCGTCGCGAATTTGCCGGGTGCGATCATACGCATTGGCTCCGTACAGCGTCCAGTTGATCGACCAAGTTCGCTGATACGTCAGCGTTTGCGTAACTGTATTATTACTGATCTGAATCGCACTCAGCGGTAACGTCAATGTGGGCGCTGGCGAAATTGTGATCGTCGTGGCGCTTGGTACGGAGACAATAGCGGTCCGCGGTGCGAGTCCGATGCCAAAGAGCGTGAAGCCGGGCTGCAATGGACCGCCATTGAACATGGTCGCCGTGTTGCTCAAACCCGTTACGGTCGCATTGCCTTTCGTTAGATTCGCGCTCGTGGTGATCGTTCCGAGTGAATTGACGCTGTTGTCTAAATCAAAGAGTTTGCCGTATTCTTCTGGCGCTTCGACGCAGCGAATAAACGCTATGTTTTCCGTTCTCTTCCAAGCTGGCTGACCTTCCGGCGCCCATACGATACGCACGAAATAGTAAGCGGGATCGGCGGGACCGACTGGGTTGTAGCCGAGCAATTGTGCCGTAATTGTTTGCGTGGTGGTGTTGACTTGTTCAACGGTGAGCGCATCACTCGTCAGAGTCTGTCCGTTTGGATACGTAACGCTCGACATGTCGTGCTCTATTCGCCGCTGAGCCGTGCGCAAACAGAATGCCACATTCCACCCTGAAACCAGGGGTTGACACTCATAACCCGGTATTTCTCATTGTTCCAGATCACGACGTCGCTCGTGCCGTTTGGGTTTGTGTGGTAAATCTGTGCGGACGTCCAAATTGATATCATCCCCGTCACTCTGTCTCCCTCGGCAATCATTTTCAAGTCCTCGGGCGTGGCAGGCTGAAGCGTCCCGTACATTGGAATGGGAAATGTTGTCTTACGATACCCGCCCAACTGGAAAGCGCCGGTGCCTTGTGTCCTTAGCACAGTAAACGCTTGCGCGCCCATGTCCGCTGAGTTAATGACTTCGGTGACGGTTATCATAGAATTGCCACTTCGCCCAGCACTTCCGCCGCTTCCGCAATTCCTTCTGCCGCACCCTCGACCGCAGTCTCCGCCCCTTCTACCAAACCCTCGACCAAAGTTTCTGCACCTTCTACTTCGCCTTGGGCAACCTTACCAAAGCCTTCTGCCTTCGGTGGCGTGGGCTCATCCGTCTCTTGGCCGAACTTTTTGTCGGTAGACTTCTCGTCCACTTCCGACTTTTTCCACTTATCCTTCGGCAAGTTTTCAATCGACTTTACGATGTAGCTCACCGCACGCCGGAGTTCGCCGCTGTCGATTAATGGCGTCGAACTACCCTTGCGTCTGATCGTGCTCGGGGCATTGGGTGCGAGCTGGTTAGCGGGAAAATCCGCCAGAAACCGCTTCACCGCATTCGCCGCCAACAATCCTGTCTTGTTCAGTTCTCGATTCGCGGCCGATTCGTCGCCAGCCAGTACTGCTCTTGCGGCGACTGCCAGTTGTGCGCGAATCATTTTTTGGTTGCGCGGAAGGCTGATCGCAGGTCGGATGAATGGACGCGCTGGTATATTCTTCAGCGGGGAGCCGTGCTCGTGGATGAAGGCCAATTCTGCATTGGTTACACTCTCTCCATCGCGGCTGTTGTTTTGCTCCGGAATGCCCACATAAATCTCGACCGCTTCCAGCGCCTTAATGCGCTTTTCGATAACGGTCATGTTTGACGTGCGAGTAACCTTTACGGTTGGTCGCATGTGTTAATAAATCCAAACAAAATGGGGCGCTACCGCGTTTGCCAAAGTGGCTAACTGATACCCATATGCAGTGCTCGTAAATTGGCCGTACATGTTCATCCAATCTGCCGGAACGTTGTTTGTGTATCCCGCACTCACCCCGCCAACTGACTTGCTCGTTAGAATGCCTGTTTGCAATCCTTGCGCTGCCACTTGCGCCGCTGAACTCGCTGGTTGGCCAGAAGATTGCAAAAACAATGTTGCAAAATGTGCGATGAATAACGAAACGGCTAAGTTCCACGCACACCCGTAGCGATTCTTAAAAATGCAACACAGCGCCAGCCTCAAATAAACATTCAACACCGGAATGGGCACGAATGGCTGCTGGTAAACGGTCACCGGCGCAAGGTTGATCTGCCCCGTCCCGCCATACCCGCCTTCGTTGTAGCCACCCTGATTCCAACCCACTGCTTGCGCCAGACCAGCGAGCGAGACAGGGTTGGTCAGTAGGATGCTGTTCCCGTCTCCGCCGTAGCCGCCACCGCCGTAACCACCGTAATTCCAGCCGGCATCGCCGAAGCTCAGGATGTAGCTATCGCACTGAATACCCGGGCCTGTGACGAACTGCCCGACCTGCACGCCGGTCGACTCGAGCGGAACCGTTCCGGAACCCCCTGGTCCGATAACGTTGACACCGTAGTTGCCGACTCCCGTTGCCGTGACGTTCTGCAGAACGGGTGATTGATCGGTCAGTGTTGCCTGAAACGCGCTGCCAGGGCCCAGGAAGTTCGGGTAAATGGCCGCAAAATCATTCAGGCAGTATTCCGGATTGCCGCCAACAATGATGTTCGACGCATCCCCCACAATGGCAGCCAGTCCAGAAGACTGATAGCCCGGCCCCCACCACGAAGAAAGCACAGTGCCGAGATCGGGCATTGCGCTGCCATATCCGCCGCCCCATCCTGCCACTAGAGCACGCTCCGTTTGCTCCCAGAGCAAGCCTGGGATTCCCGAATGTCCGACATTGGTCTGTATCTTGCTTCCTAGTTGCTAGTTGCTAGTTGCGCGACGACCGGCTCTGCCGTTTCTGGGGCTCTTCCGGTAATCCTTGCAGTGCCGCACTCGGCGTTATCTGCGTTTTGCCGTCATACAGCGACGCCTCTGGCGGCGGCGGCGTACCCGTGGGAACCATAGCGGCGGACGCACGTACGTCTGCCGGTTGTTGTGCCGCGATTTCAATGATGCCTAGCCCACCGTTCAACGCCGCTACTTTTTGCGCATGAAAATTCCAGTCCGTTTCGATCCAGTCCGGCGCCATGGCGGTTTCGTTTTTCTTTAGATCGAAATACATATCGTTCGGCGCAGTCACGCTCT